AGGACCGGACACCTACGGCGATATCGTCGCCAAGGGTGCGTTTGTCGAATCCCTCGCCAAGCGCGCCACCCGATTGTTGTGGCAACATGACACGTCCAAGCCAATCGGTCGCCAACTCAGCCTCGCCGAGGACGATCACGGGCTGCACGGGCGGTGGAGTATCGTCCCCACCAGCGCGGGCAAGGAAGCCCACGAATTGCTCCGCGAAGGATTGATCGACGCGCTGTCGATCGGGTTCCAGACCGTTGACGCCGAGTGGAACGAAACCACCAGAATCCTCAAGAAAGTCGATCTGTTCGAGGTGTCATTGGTGACGATCCCCGCGAACAGCAATGCCCTCGTCACCAGTTTCAAGGCCCCCGACGATATCCCATTCAGCCCGCTCCTCAAGCGCGCCGCCGAGGCCGTGCGCGTCGCCAGTGCGGAGGCGAAGGCCCTGCACGCGCGCCGCGCCGCCGACAAGCGGGCGCTCAACGATAGCCACCGGGCCGCAGTCGAGCAGTTCATGGCGGAGGCGGAGGCCCTGCTGGCGGAACTGCGCGGGCTGGTGGACGTGCCTGCCGAGGCGGGAGCCGACGCGGCGGAGAGGGAACGCATGGCCTTACGTCTCAAACTGGCGCGGGCCACGCTCGCGCGGAGGATGGCATGAGCGCGATCACCGAAGTCAAGATCAGCTACGAACAGGAGGCCAGCCTGCCGGCGCTCGACCGGATGGCGCTGCACCAACTCGGCGTCATGGAGTCGGCATTGGCCGAAGGGAAAATGGACGATGCCCGTGCGGCCGGCCTGCACCTCGACGCGATCGAGAAGCGCCGGGAGTCGCTCGGCGAGGCCGAGGCCATGCGGAAGCGCGTCGCCAACGAGCGCAACCGCCTCGCCCAGCCCGCCGCCCCGCACCAGCAGCCGACCGTCCCGCAGGTGGACGAGGGCGGGCGGCGGCTCACCAGGGCACCCGGCCTGGAGTTCACCGGCAACCCGACCTGGGCCGACCTCAAGGCGCGCGGGCACCTCGACAATGAGTTCACCGTCCCCGCGTTCGGCGTCAGCCTGAAGGCCAGCCTGCGGGAACTCAAGACCCTCGTCCTCGGCAACTCCCTGTCCTCGGGCGGGGCCATGTCGCTCCCCGACTATCAGGCGGGCGTCGTGGACATGCTCCAGCGCCCCCGCACGTTCCTCGATCTGCTCAGCCGCGTGCGGACTTCGAGCGACACCGTGGATTGGGTGAAGCAAACCGCCTTCACCAACGCCGCCGCGACCGTCGCCGAGGCGACCAGCACGACCGGCGTCTCGGGCGCGAAGCCGGAATCGGCGCTGGACTGGGTGCGGACCAACGTCCCGATCCAGGTGATCGCGACGTGGATCCCGATCACCACGCGGGCGCTCGCCGACGCGCCGATGATCGAGGACATCATCAACGGCCAACTCATGCTGATGCTGGAACTGGCGCTGGAGGCGCAAGTCCTGACCGGGGACGGCAGCAGCCCCAACCTCACCGGGTTCGTCAACCAGGGCATCCTCACCCAGGCGCTCGGCACCGACAACACGATGGACGCGATCCTCAAGGCGGCGATCAAGATTCAGGTGTCCGGGCAACTGGCGGCGACCGACATCGCCATGTACCCGACCAACTTCCAGTACGTCAGGCTGCTGCGCGAGAACGCGGCGACCGCGACGCTCGGGCAATACCTGATGGGGCCGCCGAGTTTGCCGGGGCCGATGACGATCTTCGGCCTGCCGGTGACGCTCTCGCAGGCATTGTCGGCCGGCACGGCGATCGTCGGGGCGTTCAATCCGGCCACGCACGCCCTGTTCGACAGGGAGTCCGCGAACATCCGCACCGGCTACATCAACGAGCAATTCACGCGGAACATGCTCACGATCCTCGCGGAGTTGCGGGCGGGCCTGGTTGTGACAAGGCCATATGGCTTCGCAAGTATCACAGGGCTATCCTAGTGACACTCCCCCGCCGTGAGGTGGGGCACTGACAACCGAGTACCCGCCGGGGACGGCGCTGTGCCGTCCCCGGCCCCAGTAGCCTTCGAGGAGGCCCGTCATGCCCGCTTCCTATGCGGACTTGTTGCTTTTCAAAAGCTACATAGGCGCGGGCGACAACGACGACGCCGAGAATGCGCTCATGCAGCACAGCCTCGACGCCGCCACCGACTTCATCAACACCTACACCGGCCGCACCTTCTACGCCGACGACGCCGCGACGAAACGCTTCCACCCCACCTCCCCGAACTACCTCGACCTGATCCCGGATATCCGCACCGTCACCAGCGTCGCGGTGGACGCGGCCGGCGACTTCACGTTCTCCGAAACCCTGGCCGCGACGGATTACTACCTCGTGCCGCTGGTGCCGCTGCCTGACGCGGGTATCTACCAGCGCCTCATGATCGCGCCCAACTCGTCAATGTCGTTCGCCTGGGGGCAATCCACGCAGGTGCAGGTGGTGGGCGACTGGGGCTACGTGGTGGACGGCGCGCCGCCGGCCGCGATCATCCAGGCGTGTTTGATCCAGGCGTCCCGGCTGTTCTCGCGGAAGGGTGCGCCGTTCGGCGTGCTGGAGAACACGGATATCGGGCAGTTCACCAGGATCGGGGCGATGGACCCCGACGTGAAGGCGCTCCTGAATCCCTACAAGTCGCGCGCGAGCGCATGGGTGGCCGTCTGATGGCAGCAGTGACGATCACGATCGAGGGCCTGGACAAGCTGGCGGCCGGGGTGGCGGCGGCCCCGGCCACGCTCGCCGCCGAGGTGCGCACGGCCATGCAGGCGGGGTCGCTGCTGATCGAGGGCACCGCGCGCACGCTCGCGCCCAAGGACACGGGCAGGCTGGCCGGATCGATCACGCACCAGATCACGGGCGGCGGGGCGAACCTCACCAGCCGGATCGGCCCTTCCGTCGCCTATGGCCTGTTCGTGGAGAAGGGGCGCGGGGCGGGGACACCGCCGCCGGTGAGCGCGATCCGGGGCTGGGCGACGCGGCACGGGATCAACCCCTACGTCCTCGCCAGGGCGATCGGCCGGCGCGGCACGAAGGCGCGCCCGTACATGCTCCCCGCGTTCAACCAGAACGTCGGGCGCGTGATCTCCCTGTTCGGCAAGGTGACGAGCGTCACCGTTCGCAGAATGGCCGGGTAACGTGGCGACATTGGACGAGTTGATGCTGGCCCTCAAATCCCGCCTGTCGGAGATCGACGGGCTGACGGCCTACTCGGTGGAGCCCGCCTCCCCGAAGTTCCCGGCGGTGTGGCCGTTCCTCCGCACCGCGAGCTACGACATGGATTTCGACGGGCACATGACCTGGAACCTCGCGCTCACGGTGGCGGTGGAGGCGGCGGAGGTGGGGCGGGCGCAGAGCAATATCTGGCACTACCTGACGCCCGTCGGGCCGAAGTCGATCCACTACGCGATCGAGTCGGAGCCGTCGCTGGGGCTGACCGGGGTGTCCTGCTCCGTCAAAGGGGTGCTGAGCATGGGGCGGGCGGCGATCGCGGGGAAAGAGCCGCTGATCGCGCAGCTGGAGTTGGAGATCATGAGCTAGAGAGGTCGGGCTAGTGATCGGGCTATTCGCCAAGCAAGTCGCGCAACCAGTCCCGCGCCTCGGCCAGTTCGCGCCGCAGGCGGCCTATCTCCGCGAGCAGCATGGGGATGCGCTCGATCAACTGGCGCGCCGCGCCGTCGGACTGGTCCTCGGCCATGACGGCCTCGCACCAGTGCCCGATCCCGCTCAGGACGATCTCCTCCAACGGTTCCGCGCCGTCGGTGTTCCCGCTCACCGCGCTCCCTCCTCTCGCCCCGCGTATGCCGGGGGTGCGCCGTGAGTATACCAACCTTCTCTCTGCTTATCCCGACCGCCGGCCGGCCTTCGCTGGCGCGCGCGCTCTCCAGCGTGGCGGCGCAGATCGGGCCGGGGGATGAGTGCCTCGTGATCGGGGACGTGCGGGCGGGCGCGCTCCCCGAGAGCGAGGCCATCTGCCGGGAGTACCCGTGGTGCCGCTACGTCGAGCACACGGATGGGCGCATGACGTTCGGGCACGCGCAGATCAACCACGGCCTGACGCTGGCGACGGGCGATTATATCCACTGCCAGGATGACGACGATATCTACGAGGTTGGCGCGCTGGCCCACATGCGGGCGGCGGCGACGGAATACCCCGGCCGGCCGCTCCTGTTCCGGTTCCGCTCCTACCACGGCGGGATCGTGTTCTGGCTCATGCCGGGATTGCTGAGGCAGGGCTGCGTCGGCGGCCATTGCGCGGTGTTCCCGAACGACCCCGCGCGCCTCGGCAAGTGGGGCGACCACTACGAAGGCGACTACGGCTACGTCAAACAGTCGATCGACAACTGGGCCGCCGCCGGGGTGGAGCCGGTGTGGTGCGAGCCGATCGTCGCGATTCAGAGGCCGCAATGAGCGCCCTCATCCCGCGCCTCGCCCTCCTCATCCCGCGCCCCGCCGAGACCGCGATCGACGGCCAGTTGGTACGCCGTATCAGGAACGAGTGCGCGCCGTGGATGACCGGGGATAATCGCCTGATCGATCCCGTCCAGCAGGCGCGGTGGTGGCGCTCGGAGTCGCGGCGACGGAACGCGATCTGGCTCTATGCGACGCCGGATGGCGAGGCGGTCGGGTTCGGCCTGTTCCGCATGGAGGACGGGCGCTGGTGGGCCACGCTCGGGCTGCTCGAAGACTGGCGCGGCCAGGGCCACGGCGCGGATATCTACCGGCACCTCATGGCCCATTGCCCCGGCGACCTGTGGATACGGGTGCTGCTCACCAATCCGGGCAGCGCCAGGGCGGCGGAGAAGGCGGGGTTCCGGGCGGTGGACACCAACGGCATCTACGCCGAACTGGTCGCCAGGAGGGACGCATGAGCACCACGGCGATCGTCGCGCTGCCCCGCCTCGCCACACCGGAGGACGCGCGCCCCTACCTCACGGCGCGGCCGGCGCTCTGCATGGCCGACGTGCTGATCATGGGCCGGATACGCAGCCGGCAGGCGGCCGGGTTCTCCACCGATCGCGCGCCGTTCGACGACGAGCGGCAGATCGCGTGGTTCCGCGTCAACCACGACCGCCTCCTGCCCTGGCTCTACGACGACCAGTCGGGCGCGACCGTGGGCTACGGGTGCTTGCGGCAGGAGAGTGACGGGCGGTGGTACTCGTCCGTCGCGGTGCTGCCGGAGCACGGCGGGCACGGCTACGGCAAGGCGATCACCCTGCACCTGATCCACACGGTGCCGCACGAGGTCTGGGCCTCGGCGCGGGCGGACAACCCGGCCGCGCGGAAGCTGCACGACCCGCTGTACTGGGACACGATCGGGACGGACGGCGAGCTGATCTTCTACCGGACCAAGCCGAAGATCAGGACGGGGGGCGCGCATGGCTGAGGCGGCGACCCCTCGGGTAAGCGTCGTGGTGGCGAGTTTCAATCGGCCCCGCTGCCTGCGGGAATGCCTGCTCTCGCTGCGCGCCGCGCGCCCGGACGAGGTGATCGTGGCCGACGACGGCAGCGAGTTCGACGTGGCGGCGGTGGTCCTCGGCGCGCTCGACGGCGAGACGCCGTATTTCGTGGCGACCAACCCGCCGATCCCGCCGCGCGAGCGCATGACGGCGAGGCGGCAGGGGGCCTTGCTCAACGCCTGCTTCGCCGAGTCGCGCGGGGATGTCCTGACGCTGGTGTGCGACGACGACCTGATCCACCCCGGCTGGTTCGACACCCTCCGCCGCGTCTGGGCGGACGAGCCGGCGCGGCCGATCGCGCGGGGCGAGTGGCTGGTGTTCAACGACGGGGAGACGCCGACGGAGGACGATCCGCCGCTGCAACTCGACGCGCGGGGCATGACGGCGGGGAACTTCGCGTGGCATGCCAGCTTCACGCGGGGGCACGGGGCGCGCTGGCCCGAGGATCGCACCTCCTGCCTGGATGACGGGTTCCTCGCCCACCTCTGGCGGGCGGGCTGCCCGGTCTTCGGCGTGCCGGTGGTGGGCCGGGCGGGCTGGCGGCGGGAGCACCATTACGCGGGCATACACCACAGCGACGGGGCGCGGCACCGGGACTCGCTCCTGCCGCTCTTAGAGGCCGGTTTCCTGGAAGCGGAGAGGCCGTCATGAGCGAGATACCGCTGTTCAAAGTGAGAATGGAGCCGGGCGCGAGCGAGGCGGTTCGCCGTGTCTTGGAATCAGGGTATGTAGGACAAGGCCCTGTATGCGAGGAATTTGAGCAGCAGTTTAGCCGCCTCGTTGGGGCACCCGAACCCGTACTTTTGCTCAACTCCTGCACCAGCGCGATCGACCTGGCGCTGCACCTCATCGGCGTGGGGCCGGGGGACGAGGTGATCAGCACCCCAATAACCTGCACGGCGACCAATACGCCGGTCGCCTTGCGCGGGGCAAGAATCATTTGGAGCGACGTGGACCCGCTGACCGGCAACATCGACCCGACGGATGCCGAGCGCAAGATCACGACGCGGACGAAGGCGATCATCGCGGTGGATTGGGCGGGGCGACCGTGCGACTATCACCGTTTCTCCGGGGACGTGCCGATCATCGAGGATGCGGCCCACGCGCTGCTCGCGCGGATTGACGACACCTTCCCACTCGCCGAGTGTGGTGGCGACTATATCTGCTATTCCTTCCAGGCGATCAAAGCACTGACGCTCGGGGACGGCGGGGCGTTGCTCACCCCGCCCGAGCAGACGGAGCGCGCCCGCCTGCTCAGGTGGTACGGGCTTGACCGCCGCAGCAAGGCCGATTTCCGCTGCGCGCAGGACATCGCGGAGATCGGCTACAAATACCAATCCAA